TACGCCCATTTGGGTTAGCTCACTACCTAAAATATATTGTTCATTATCTGAGAGTGGCTGGCCGTTACCATAGATATTAGTACATGGAGGATTAGAGTCATCTGCATTTAGACTAGCTTGATATGGTCCGGCTGACCATGCAACATCATAGAATGGTTTTTTACCACCTATTACCTCATAGGGTCCATAGCTCACTGACCTAAGATTAGTTGTACCGTTTATTTCATGACCTACGTTAATTACATAACGTTCTACTTCATTAACAGATTCTTGTAGGTTAGCTGCTGATACATTACCTAAGCCTATTTGTTCTGTACCAATAGGTGAAACATGTACATAAGTCTGTAAGATGTTTTGTATATCAAAGATAGCTTTACCCTCTGCGTTTGCTGTTTGTCTAATGTCTGCTAGTACATCACCACCTGTTGTAGCAACTTGTAGTATGAATTTACTAGCACCGCTTGGCAGTACTGATAGAGTACATGCATTAGTACCATAAGCTAAGTTATAGTCTCCCGGGTTTTGTGTTAGTGTTACTGTTGATGCCATAATTAAAATTGTTCTTGTATTTGTTGTTCGACTGCGTCACGAATTCGTATTGCTATTGCTTCTGCGTCCATAAATGATTTAGGTCTAATACCGAATTTGCCGCCTGTAAAACTATAGGGTGTACCCCATCCAGTGGCCGGCCTTATGTCTTCTGATAACCCAAATGCCTTTTCGACTGGTATACCTATACCTGGATTATCAGGCGTACTAACTCCATAGTTCTGAAATAGACCATAGTATAACATTTCTATTTTTAGACTATCTTGACCTATTACGGCCTTAATACTATTACGTAGCCTTCCCGTATCTACTGGAAGGTTTTCATTCTCTTTTAGATCTTTCACGATATCTCCACCTATTTGTGTAAGTATCGGTTGCAGATCTCTCATACCTTCTACTGCATCACTGAGTGCTGATTCAAATTCTTCTACTGTCATGATGTTCTAGTTATTGTTGAGAATAGAAAGTAAGGTGTTGTACTCATACCACTAATATTTACACCCGTAGGTGAAGTGAGTTTAACTGGAGTAACTTGTTGTATACCGCCAGAGTTATTCGTATACGCACCTTTAAGGTAAACGGTTTGCAAGCCGGGTACAGTAGGTAGAGGTAGTATACTAGTATCATACGTTAGTGGTATGCCAGTCAAGCCTATTCCCCATTCGGGTAAGAATGTACTACCTGAGAATGCGTTAGCACCCCAATCTATGGATAAAATACCTTCTACTGTTAGTGTTTCACCTGGCATTACATAAATATTTGGATGACCGTAACTGGCAGTACCAACAGTTGAAATATTAGCACCTTCGTATTCTATTAGTGGGTTTAGTCCAAAGTAGTCCAGGTTATCCCATGTATTATCAGAAACTCCGGGTGCATTATGTTTAAAGCATTGGTGCCAACCTTGAAATGCCATATAGGCAATCTCTTGCATTGGCTCTTTAGAGTCTGCTGCTAGTTCTATAGTGTACCCGTTGTTATCGTTATATGTAATACCAGTCTCTTTACTACCACTTGCACAGTATGCGGGTCTTTCTAGTCCAAAGACAAAACACTTATCAGAGTATGCCTTTAGTGGTGAGTTATCACTAGTTACTATACCAATGATTAGATTGTTCTGTTTAGCTAATGCGTCTAGAAATTCATGTTGCGTACCCTGAGGTGCACTGGAGTCAGCACGCTGTTCATTCATGTTAGCTGTCATAGGCATAAAGAACTGTGCTGACTGATGGAAGCCTAATATACTACCATTAGTATTAACGTTAATAGTTTCTGTAACACTACCCTGAATATTACTACAGTCTATATAGTTCCATGATGGATTACTAAAGTTAGTTGGACTAATTCTAGTAATGATACCATTAGAGTCTCTATTGACAAAGAGGCCGCCTGGAGGAGCACCGATGACAGGGATGTCCGGGTGTTCCATATAGTAGATAGCTGTAATACCTCCTACTTGGTCATTACAACCCTTTGCTATGCCTGATGTTATATTGCAACTCATTAGTAAGGTGTTATACAATTATTAATAGGTAGAGGTATCTCGATCTCTAGTGTGGCTGTCATGCCCGCTACTGTATCTTGGAACCTCTCCTTGAATGGTGTTAAGTTTACATTCAGTGTTAAGTCGAAACGTTTATGTGGTGTAGAAAATCTTAGATTAGCTAATATGTCATCGATATACTGTTGGCATGCCGATTGTACCCCTAAGTAATCTGCAAAGCCCGTAGTCGGATCTTCTTGTGCTATATCCATTACTACTAGGTTAAACCTGTATGTGATAGCTTGACCTGTTCTAGTAGACTGTGTTGGATTAAGGAATGCGTATGGGTAGTTTACTCTGGTACCCTCATCGACAGTTTTAATATCTGAGAGTGCACCGTACCCGAAGTCTTGTAGAATCAGGTGTTGATCTACTACCGCTTTAATATTATCTACGAGTTCTTTGTAAGTCATAATGTCTCTTTTGTTTTAATTTTGCTTCGTTCTCTTCCATGACCTTCTCTTTCTGTAAGGACATAAAGTTGAGTACTTTCTTTAGAGGCTGTTCTGTGACCTCATCTATCTGTAATATGTTATCGCATGCAAGTGATACAATTACTTTATACCATGCGCGGGCTACTAGCATCTTGTCTTGTACTTCTACTGCGCCCTCGAGTTCTGCCTGGTCTAAGTCACGATCAGTGAGTCCGAACAAGACTTTGTATTGTCTGTAAGTGTATGTACGAAATGCTGCATACTTGTCGATGGCCCACATGGCTTCGTCAGCCCATTTAGCTTTCGGTGCTAACATGGTGGCGATCTCGTTAAAGTGTTTCTCAATACCTAATGACAGCCAAACATCTAAGTCTACGAATTGCCCAAAGGTTAGAGCTTCTAAGTCTAACATTTTAGTATCGCGTCTATCGTTCATTGATTTAATAATTAGTGCAATGGCCAGAGTCATTGCTGCCTCATCGGCTTGTGCTAATTGTTGTACTGGTGCACCACATAATTGTGACACTATCATTGGATAGTATTTCGGATCTTCCCAATCAAACTGTATCGCAGTACTATACTGTTCTATCGTTAGCCTTTCGGGTATCTCGTATTTGTTTTCGTTAATATTAAGTGTGACCATATACTTAGAAATATAATAATATATGTATCTGAATTACCTAGAGCCAATTACGGCATACGTACCTAAAGTTTTATTCTGTTTCCTATTGTAATTGCTAATTGCTAGCGCTATCACACAGTCATCGTGTAGTCCGCTCGGGTGTCCGTATTTAATAGATCTAGTCTTAGGGTTGTAGTCGTACGTGAATACTTCTAACTCATGTATCAAGTGTGGGAATAGCTGAGCATTGGGTATTGTCACATTGGCCTCATTGCAATCGAGGATCAGCCCTTCGATGATCTCATTCTTTGAACGACTTGTAGTCACAAAGGGATGCGTGTCTTGCCATTGCCTCTTGATCTGTTCTACGATTACATCACCAATTGAGTTGACCTCTACCATTACAGTGGCTCGGTACTTTTTAATCAGTACCAACATCTCATTAACCATCGTAGTCCACTCGGCCTTTTGATTTCTATATACATCTACTACATTGCCTTGAGCGTCTTGGAAGATCGCACATGTAAAATCCTCATGTTTACCTAGGTCAATACCACAGAAGACTTTACCTTGCGGCTGAGGGTATGTGGCACGTTGTAGTCTGTCTAAGTTAGAGAAGACCTCACCGCCACTATCAATAAACTTGGCTAGGTACTCTTGTTGAAATACATTTGTAGGCAGTGTACGCTTAGCGTCCTCTATTTCCTCTGGATTAATATAGGGTGTATCGTATGAGCTGCCGGTGTATGTAGTGTACTGTGAGTAGTCTGGTGATTGCCCTAATTGGAATAGATTGTAAAACCAGTTCTTGCCTTTAGGCGTCGACACAAATAACACACGAGCATTTGACTTTGTTAAGAACACTGGGCGTATTGCCTCTTTCCATGCATCCTCTTTCATAAACGCGGCTTCATCTAAGATACCGTATTTTACTGTAAGACCTCTAATGTTATCATACTTCTCAGCAGATCTAAAGATAATCTCGGACCCATTCTTTAGCGTAATAAAGTTATCAGAGTAGTTACACTGTTTCACAATACCAGAGCCACCGATGGCATGCATCATCTCTTTCTGAATTTTCGCGCACTGGCTGTACACCGGTGACACCCATAGTACTTTACATGGGCCATCGTTAATCATCCAATACAGTGAGAGGTTGATTGCCATGAGGGACTTGCCGAACTGACGACCAACACATGCTATATGATATTTAGCAGGCGATGTGAGTATCTGTTCAACCATAGCCCTCTGTTTAGGATGAGGTGTGAAACCGGTGTACTGCATTTACAGATTAGTTATGTCTGGGATATCTCTGTTATCTTGACTATTAATATCGGGTCCGAATTCAAACTTGATATTGTTAAAGAGTGCATCACCGTCTTGTCCTGTTAGTTCTTGTCGTGCTAACTTAGGGATCACATACTCTGATAGTTTAATCATCATCTCCATAGCTCTAGCGGGATCATCAGCGGCGATCTGTGCAAGCCATGTAGTCATGTTGTCCAAGTTATTCTCGGTTAACATCTGATATGCTTTACGTATGTTTTCAGTAGTCTTGTTTTTACTACCCTTCGGTCTACCGTTAGGGTTACCCGATTGTCCTGGTTGGAATCTAGATAAGGCCATCGTCTTTAATAGTTTTGTTTAAGTGTTTAATAGTTTGCTTAGCAATCTCGAAGGACTTCGCCTTGATAGTTGCTACTACTTGTTCGTGTTCTTTGAGGGTATATTTACCCGTCTTAGTTTCGTATACGTTGTATGATTTCATATTCTACTTTTAATCTTTGTTTTACACTAGCTAGACATCTACCGCAGCTAGTTATGGGTTTGTTTTCACCAGTAATTCTATTGTAGATATCAAATAGCCTCTGGCGATTTTCAGCATCAGATCTAACGTTCCCTAGTAGATGTTGGTTAGCACTGAGCCATTTAAATTCTTCGTTGTTCATA